GCAAGCTGGTCAGGCCAAGGCGGCCTGACTCAAACCAAACGGCCTCCTAGAAAGTCGGGGCGGTTCAATCTCGATCGTGCCTTCGATGGGTTTGGCTTTGGGCTCCCCGCGCACGAAGGCGTTGGAGAGCGTGTAGACGACACCGTTGGCCAGTTCAGCGGTCACGGTGAGGGTGGTGTTGGTGCGCAGGGTGTTCACTGGGAAATCGGGGGTGAACAGCGCCACCACCTTGATGTAGGGCTCCAGTGCCGTTTCCTTGAAGCCAGCCGGCCGGGACAGGCCCATGACGGCCTCGCGCTTGAATTCGGTGAGTGGGATTTCGATGTCGCCGGAGATTTCGAACTGCGCGCCGTCGATCTTGATGAAGCAGATGCCTGCAATGCGTTGCGCCATGGGTGACTCCTGTCAGTTCACGATCTGGTTGGTCGGGTACTGCAGGCGGAACTGGTTCAGCACCGCGAACACCCGCAATTGATTGACGTAGTCCGGTGGGAACAGCACATTGATGCGGTTCGTGTCGCGGGGATCACGCTCGACGATCAGGTGCTGTTTGAATGTGTCCAGGTTCTCGACGATGCCCAGGTACTCCATCTGGCCGTAGACGGCGCATAGCTCGCCCTTGATTACCGCCGGGGTCACGATGGCCTGGCCTGCGGCGAAGCGTGTGCCGTCATCGGCCAACTTGTGCCTGGGGTACTTGGAGGTGATCACGCGCTTGAGCGCACGTAGCACATAGGCCGAGGTGTGCAGGGTTTCCGAATCCAGATAGCTGCTATCGGGGGCACCGAAGCTGTTTTTCTGGTAGGTGGTGATGGCACGTTCAACCCGAAGCTGGCCACCCGAAACGAAGCTGGTGGCGATCCCGAAGTTGAGCAGCGCCTGCCTGTCCTCGAACAAGAAGCGGTTGCCTGCACGTGGTGGAAGCAGTCCTGACAACGGTGTGGTCTGCGTGGGGCGCGCAGGATCGGCTGCGATGTCCAGGGCATTGGCACCACCGTAAGCGGCAGCGTATTCCCAGCAAGGATTGGGGCAATCGGCATCGATGGCGGCGACCGTGTGGTGCTGGTCGTTGCGGGTCATGCCGAAGGCGACCAGATCGCTGAGCGTGCCGCGCAGGGCACTGTAGGCATGGCCATAGATCTGCTTGGCGTAGGACCAACGACCGGTGGTGTCGTCCAGTTCCAGTTGCAAGTCATTTAGCGCCAGCGCATGGGTATAGGGGTGGATGATGAAGTCGTAGGTGTCATCGCCCATGCCGGGGATGGCGGTGGTGACCATCGACGGATCGGTTAATCCACCGGAGAGTGTCGGGCCGGAATAAGCCAGGCTCACCCCCGCCGGTATGATTTCGCCGGCACTCCAGCCCAGGAAGGAGTCGGCGATGGTGATGTCATTGGCACTGAGCCCCCTCCACTTGCTGCCCAGCATGACCACGGCGGAGCTTTCGACAATGGATGGCATCGGGGTAATGGCATCGGAGTTCTCGCCGATCCAGGCGGTCAACGGCAGGTCTGCGGTGGCATTGATCCTGCTGACCATGTTGGTGGCAATGTCGGTGGTGCTATCTCCCATCTGGACGCTGACACTGACGCGCTGACCGGCGATGTACAGGGTGATGGCGCCTGATGCAGTGGCCTGGCCGTTGATGACGATGGTGCCCATGGCCGGGGTGGACGCCGGGTCGTCCCGCACCCCAATGCACCACAGGTTGCACGAACCTGCATCCTGCAAGCGATAGAAGGCCACCATGCGCGCCAGCATCGAACCCTGGCCGAACAGGACCATGGCCGATTTCGGATCGGTGACTAAGACGGCTGTGTTCGGTGTCGCCGTTCCCGAGTACAACATCTGACCGATCAGAAGCGTATTGAGTGCTTGCCCGCCCAGGTTGGCCTGACTGTTGTCCATCTCCGCATAGAACAGCGGCACCCGCTGGTTGGAAGGAATGTGTTCGAAAGAGATGCCGCTCATGTCGTCCTCTGGGAAGCACTGGTCGCGTCAGTGGTGGTCGGTAGTGTTGGGGGCGGTGGAGTGTTGGTCGATGCCGCAGTGTTCGTTGCAGCGGCGCTCTCTGCCGCATCGCCTGCTGACGTGAGCGTTGGCGGTGTTTCGCTCAGCGTGATGTCGCCTTCGTACAGTCGGCGTTGCCAGTACTGGGTGACCGGGCCGATGTTCTGGCCCGTCGCTGGCAGGAGTGTGCGTGTGCCTGGGATGGGGACTGAGCGGCCCGGTTTGGGAATGGCATACATGGTTGGCTCCAAATGCAACGTACCCGCGAGGACCTGCAGCCGTGGCGGGCGGTGATGAATACCGCTGCGGACCTGTGCGATCTGCTCACGGAACGGAAAGATTGAATTCCACCCGCCCATCCGGCCCGTGCTCACGCGGTGCGGGCACGGTGGACTGTGCGAGATCGCTGTTGGGGTTGGCCGAATAGGTGCCTGTGGGATCGAAGATGGGCGTGCCGACGTCGACTTCGAGCTTGACGGCCGAGCCGGGTAACCATTTGCCTTGAGCATCCTCGGTGCCGAAGGTGGGCAAGGTGCTCAATGCACCCGCTTCCCAACCGTCGCTGGCACCAATCCACATGTGCGCGCCGAATTCGAACTGATACCAAAGTCGGGCGCGATCCATCGCCAGCAGGCTACCGCCCTCATAGAAGAGGCCGTTGTAGTCGGTTGCCGGATTGACGGTGTTGACGTGGCCGGGTATCCAGCCAAGCAGGGCACGCCAAATTTCGGCTCGGATGGCATGCACACCGTCGCAGGCATGTTGTCCTTTTTCGTCGGCCCGGTTGTCCAGTGCCACGATCACGCCGAAGCTGTCGGTCATGTCCTGTCCGACGGCGTTGAGGGCCGTCGGAGGTTCGGGCCTGTCGTCCAGCGGAATCACAAAGGCGCACGGGACCGGCAGTGCGGTGGCTTCTTGCACCGGCTTGAATTGGGCCGCGCCGGCCACCCGGCCACCCAACGATGGGCACAGCGCGCGCAATTGCGCGACGATGCGTTCGAGCTGCATGGTGTCTGTGGCCTCAGCGAGGACGCAGCGCCTGGCGCAGCGCATCACGTACTTGTTCGCGGATCTGGTTGCCGCGATTGGCCAGTGCCGTGGTCATGAAGTTGCCGCGCGCGCGGATGTTGCGCGTCGTGCTGCCATAGAACAGCACGGCTGGGTAATAAAAGTTGCCGGGGATGGCGCGCACGCCCACCTTGATCCAGCCGCCCTTGGAGCCTTTGCCGATGACGCCAATCGCCCGACGCATGGCGCCGGTCACTTGGCCGGGGAACTCGCCAGGTTCGGAGACCACACGCGCTGATACCAGCGTGCGTGCCTCCTTGCGCACGACAGCCGCGCCCTTGACCAAGGCGCGGCGCATGGCCTTGCGGTCGTAGTCGATGGTGCGATGGAATTTCAAACCGACGTACAGCTGTATGCCGGCGACTTGTCCCTGTGTACTGTCGTGTTCCATGGTTGTTCTCAGGCAATGGGAGCGCCAAGCACCATCGCATCGATGACGCCCAGGTCCTTGGTGATGATGCGGATGAAAAGGTCCGCATCCTGGAAATTTTGTGCATCGAGGATGCGATAGCGATGCCTGCGGTACTCGATCACCCGGTCTTGCGAAAAGTAATCGGCTGTCGTTTCGGCGCTGTAGCGCACCCAAAAATAGTGGGTGGGCTCTTCGGCGGTGGTGACTCCCATGCGTGATGCGATTCCACGAATGGGTTCGACCTTGGCCCAGCGGCTGATCGCCGCATCGAAGAGCGCGTCGATGTTGAAGTTGATGTTCGGCGTGTCCGTCCAGCGACAGATCACGATGCGCCGATTGAGTTCTCCGGTATCGGGCAGCAGGAATGCTTCACTCATAGCAAGACAATCCGGTAAGGGTCCAACAGCGCATCTACGTAGGGCAGCTTGCCCATGTTCCCGCGCGTAAATGCCACCTCGCCACGCTGGTTGTAGAGGCTGTCCACACGCAACTTGATCCAGTGTTTGATGCCCTCGGGTACCTGGGTGGAGTCGGTGTAGCCGGCGAGGAACTGGACATTGACCGCGCCGATCTGCGGCAACGTGGGGGGCCAGATCTGGCCGAAGATCGGTGTGATGCGTGTCAGGTCATCGGTGGAGGTCACCACGTAGTCCGTGGGCGGCAGCGTGACGAGATTGCGATTCATGTCTTGGTAGACGATTGACGTCACGGCTTGCACCGGCCCCTTCGCAATGAGGATGGCGTGTTCGGGGATGGAGTAAGTCGTCCCTGCTGGCACGCCGATCAGGCTCGGACCTGGGAAAGCGTCCAGTACCAGATTCCAGGTGGCCGAGAGCAACTGACGGCTGGTCAGTGTCTCGGCCATCTGCCTGGCACTGCTGATCAGTGCCAGGATGAGCGCGTCGTCCTCAGCGACGTCCACGCGCAGGTGCAGTTTGACTTGCTCCAGTGAGACCGGCTCGGCGATGCCCGTGAAGGCATCCACCGCCGGTGGTGTCACCAGATGGAATGGCATCAGCCTGGGGTGTCAATGCTTGCCGAGGCGGTATCCGGTGGCGTGGTCGCAGGCAGATCGGTCGGTACAGTTGCAGCGAGCGGTGGTGTGGTCGTTGGTGCATCCGTCGCCTGCGCGTTGACCGGTGCAGACACTGCCACCTCGGCGGTGACGCACGCCGTGTCGGTTGCAGCCGGGAGCGTCGTGTTGGCGATTGCCGTCGGATTCGTCACCGCGGTGGAATCAGCACACGGCGTTGTCGCCGAGGTGGGCTCTGTGGCACTTGGGTCATTGGCTGCGGTCGTGTCGGCGGTACCAGCAATGCCGTCGGCAGTGGCGCTACTGTCAGTGGCTTGGCCAGGCGTTGCTACGGTGGTCTGTGTCGAGGTGTCGGTATCGTTGGCGGGCTGCGGCACCGATCCCTGCGCTGGGCTTTGATCGGTCTGTGGGATGTCGGTGCGGGTGGCGGTGACATCGATCACCACGATTTGAGCGTGTCCGGCTTCGACGTGAGCGAGGGTTTCGTCATTGGCGGGATAGGTCTGGCCCTTGGCGTACTTGACGCATTGCACGCCTGCGCCGTTGATGTGGAAGAAGTCGGTGAAATAGCGGATCAGGTCCATGGAAAAACTCCTCTGATAAGGGTGGAGCGGTTGGGGAAAACGGTGTGGATGAGGGCAGATCCAAGATCAGCCGATGATCTGCAACACGGATGCAGCGTTGAGATCGCTGGCAGGTTCGAAGCGTGGATGGATGCCTAACAGCAAACCGGCGATGGGGCCGGCGGAGGACAGCGCGATTTGCAATTGCACGAAGGCATAGCCGTTGTTGGTGTCGAGTTCATCGACCGAGCAATCGATCAGCGCCTGCAGGTTTGCCGCATTGCCGATGGTGATCGGCGTCAGCGCTTTGGCCTGGCCGTTGGTGGCAGTGATGGGTTTGGCGTTGGTGCCTGTGGCGTCGAGTGCTTGCAGCAGCTGTGCGTTCAGCACGCCGCCCACGTTGGCGCCGACGACGATCAATGCCAGCAGGCGATGGAGGTTGCTGACAGCGATCCAGTCGGTTTGCGCAGTAGTGGCGTTGACGGGGCCAGTGCTGCCGGCAATGGCCAATTGCTCCGACCCCTTGGTATTGGGAGAGTGCATGGAATGTCCTTGTGTGTGAGGGATGTGGGTTCAGCGCGCGCCGAGCTGGACAAAGGGCGAGAGCGTGGCCGCACCCTTCGCGGGTGCGACGGCCTGTGCGATCTTGCTTTGCCCATCCATCCGGAAGGTCGTGCGGAAGGCCACCGCATCGGCATCGAAGTACAGATGCATGCTGGTGGCGGTCTGCAGGCCGCCGGCCTTGGTGATCGTGTGGTAGTACCGCAGGTCCACCAGCAGCACGTCACCTTGACTGGAGAGCGGTGCAGGGTGCTGGGAGAAGATCACCGGCATTCCCAGCAAGGTATTGCGCTGCACCTGGGTGAGTGAGCCGCCGAGGTTGATCTGGTAGCCAATGGGCATGAATGCCGGCATGCCGTTCCAGGTGATGCCGTAGAGCTTGGGCTGGACCGACTTGTTGATGATCCATACGCCCCTGTTCTCCGAGCCGGGCATGAAGCGCGACTGCATGTTGAGCAGGTTCTCCAGCGACAAGGTCTGGCTGGCCTGATTCTGCTCCTTGGGCACGGTGATCACCGCGCCGGACTGGAAGGCCCCCAGTGGAACGCCATCGCCTTGACCGTTGAGGATGGCCTCGTTGGTCTTCCAGCGGATGCGTTCGGCGATTTGCTGCGGCAGATAGGAGGTGAGTGCGTTTGTGTCCTCCAGCAACTCGGAGGTGATCGGCACCAGGGCCATGAGCTTTTTGAGTCGCAGGGTGGTCAGGCCCAGTTGCGGCTTGGTGGCCTGGGCCACGGATGCTTCACCTTGCCAATAGGCGCGCACGCCGTTCGATCCCCACGGCGTGGTTTCGTCCTTCGGGAAGGACATGCTGTTGCCAGAGATCTCGACGTTGTCGGTCATGGGCAGCAGACCGTCCTCGCCCAGCGAGAGGGTGAAGATGTCCTGCGAAAACTGCGGCGGTATGGCAAAGCCGCCGTCCACACCCGCCGATTCATTGGCTGCCAGTCCGGGAGCGATGGCGCCGATCCCGGACCCCACCAGCAGCCGCTCGTCGACCAGGCCGCCTGAGCGACGTGCGCTCTCGGCTTGTCGCACGGATTTGAGGAACTCGCCGACGCTGGCAAACCCGCGCCGGGGGTCGAGTTCTCGGTTGTCGCTGACGCTGATGATGCTCCCTCCTGTCGGCACGCTGACGGCAGCAGGAGACGGCGGCGCGGCACCGTTTGATGCCCAAGCCACCACGACGCTGGCCGAGCGTGCCTCCTCGGCCACCAGACTCATCTCCCGGTCGATGGCGGCAGACGCTGTTTCGATCTGCGCGCGTAGTGCGTCGAAGTGACTGGCCTCCTCTGCGGTCAGATCGCGGTTTTCGGCGGCGGCGCCTTCGGTCAAGGCGCGGGCGTCCTTGACGAGCTTGGCCTTCTTGGCCTGGAGTTCTCGTAGGTGTTTGCTCATTTTGCGGGTTCTCCAAATGAAAAAACCCGTGCGGGTGAGCATCACCGGTGCGGGTATAAAAAAGCCGCCGAGGCTTCCCTCAAGCGGCTGTGCGTTGGTTCTGACCGGCGATACCGGACAGTGGGTACGTCACATCAAGGCCAGCGTGTTCCTGGCTTGGGTGAGGCGGGATGTGGCGCGGCCCTGTGCGCGACCACGTTTTTGCATCATCGCGATCACGTCATCGAAGGTCGCGATGCCATCGACCATCTTTTGCGCCAGCGCCGCGTCGGCGCCCAGCACACGGCCCTGACCCATGCCATCGCGCACGCTGGCAATCGGCTGGCCACGCCCCTTGGCGACGGCTTTGGTGAAGGCGCCGTAGTAGTCATCCACGCGCGATTGCATAAAGCCAAGCGCTTGCTCGTCCAGAGGTCCGTATGGATTGCCTTCAACCTTGTACTTGCCAGCCGAGATCAAGGTCGGTGTGACGCCGTCAGCGGCCAGTGCCTGCGAATAGTCGAAGTGCGCTTGCCACACACCGATGGAGCCGACTTCGCCGCCGGGGGTGACGTAGAACTCCCCAGCGGCGCAGCCGATCCAGTAGGCCGCGCTGGCGGCCAGGCTGTTGGCCACTGCCACGACCGGCTTGGTCGAGCGCGCCGACTGAATCTGGTCTGCCAGTTCGGCAACACCGTAGACGCTGCCGCCGGGACTATCGATGTCGATCAGGATCTGACTGACCGTGTCATCGGCGAGCGCCTGGCGCAAGGCGGCGCCAAGCAACTGCGTGCTGGTGGTGCCAGGGCCAGACACATCCTCGACCATGTTGCCGCGCTGGGTCACCACGCCATACAGCGGCAGCACAGCGATGCCATCGCCTGACACCGATTGCGCACTTTGACGTTTGATCTGACGTGCCTGGCGGTCTGCCATCACGCGCTCGAGGAGGTCGTCAGCAACCGGTTCATGCTTGCTCCAACGGTCAAACATGGCACTGAGCGCATGCAAGCGCTCGGGCATCAAGGCCCAGGGGGTGGTCAGGAACTCGGCCAGCAGCAGTTCTCCCCGCATGTCACGTTTCATCGTCGTCGTCTTGTTCGTTGATCTTGCTGGGTTCGGCGTTGTCGTCATCCGGCGGCGCTTGTGTCGGTGTGGGCTGCTGATTGGGACCGGTGGCGCCCATGTTGAGCGCCACCAAGGGCTCGTCCAGCCCTGGCAGCGGTGCGTAGTTCTCGGCCACGCGGACCTCATTGCGGGTGAGCGCCCCCATGCTGACCATCGCCGAGTAGTAAGTCGCCCGGCTGTTGGCGTCACCGCGCATCAAGGCCGCGAAATCGAATTCGCAGTCCATGTCGTCCTCATCGAGCATCAGGTCGGCGCGGATGCTGGCTTCCCAACGTTCGGCCCAGGGGCGCATGGTGTAGCGAACGAACTCGATTGATTGCTGCTCGATGTTGTTGTTAGTCGCACGATCCAGGTCCGCAATCATGTGCGGCGGAACACGGAACAAGCGTGCAATGTCGGTGACCTGAAATTTGCGTAGCTCCAGGAACTGCGCTTCCTTGTTGGTCACGCCGACCTCGTGGTACTTCATGCCTCCTTCCAAGACCAGCACCTTGCCGCGGTTTATCGCGCCCTGCGCGTGCTGGTAAGACTCTCGGAAGTTGTCGCGAGCGGGTTTGTCCTTGAAGGTGCCGGGGTATTCGATCCAGCCGCCAGTGGGTTTGGCATCGTTGGCAAAAAAGCGTGAGCCGTATTCCTGGGCGGTGAGCGCCAGGCCAACACTCTCGCGCGCCATCTCGATAGGCGACAGACCGATCATGCCGTCGGAGGACAGCCCTCGCAGATGCCAGACAGCGCCGCGCGGCAGAATGGTCTGATTGCCGATGCTGTCGATGATGCGGTAGCTGTATTCATCGGCCTGGGTGTTGGAGAGCACCAGGCTGACCCGATCCGGGTGGATGGGGATCAGATCGGTGATCTGGCCCGCCGCATTGCCGACGATGCGACAGAACGCATTGCCACGCAGCGTCAGGTGACCCATGAGCATTTCGCGCCACTCGAACGGGTTCTGATACCGATTCGGGCGGATGTGGAATAGCCGGTACAACCAGTGATCGGTCACCTCCACCTTGCCGCCGCTGTGGTTCGGTCGGTACAGGATGAAAGGCAAGGACGCCATGCTTTCGGCGAGGATACGCACGCAGGCATAGACAGCGGACAGACGCAGTGCCGACTCGCTCGAGATGCGTGCACCACTGGTGGTTCGCAGGGTGACCGGCTCGAACCAGAACGACCCCCATGCGCTGCGGTCGTTCGCATCAGCGCGCGTGCGACCGAAATGGCCGAGAAAATCGGCAAGGCGTCCCATCACAACACCATCAATTGGTAACTGCTGTCGATGACGATGCCGTCTCCAGGCTTGATCGCGCGCGAGAACGCCATGATCAGGGCGACGATGCCATCGATCTTGTTCTCTGGTCGCTCCTTACGTGGATAGATGTTGTCCTTCGCGTCCAGGTGCGCGACGACATTGCTGGCCATCCACGCCAGCACCGGGTCGCCGTCATGGACGAGTTTTTTCTGCAGCACCAGCGCCTCCAGGGTTTTCATCGGTTCTGAGAAATTGAGTACCGTTGGGCGCACTTCGATCATCGGCAGACCTTCGGCCAGCATCCGCGTGGACAACTGCGTGGCCTGGAACGGATCGAAGGCCACGGCCTGGATTTCAAAACGCGAGGCCATCTGAGTCAGGTCCGCCTCGATCCAACTAAAATCGATCACATTGCCCACGGTGACCGTCAGCCGCCCGCTACGCATCCAGCCGGGATACTGACTGTTGCCGGCGGCCTGGACCGTGTCCTCGGGCAGGTAATACTTGCCGAATACCGCGTAGGCATCGGCGATGTGCGGGTGTTGGAACACCACCATGAGCGCGGCGATGTCTGTCTTGCTGGCCAGATCCAGGCCGATCCAACATGGTTGCCCATCGAAGTCATCCAGGTCCAGGGTAGAGTCAGCGCATGCATCCCAGGCGCGCATGTCCATCCACGCGGTGTGGGCGTTGACCCATTCGTTGAGGTGCTTGGTCTTGAAGTTGTTGATGGCGCTGGGCAGTTGCATGGCCTTGGCCTGCAGCGGTCCCAGCACTTCCGGACGCACCGAGATGCCCCAGTTCGGATTGGCCTTGATCAGCGCCTGCTCGGTGTCCCAGCTATCTCCCTCATCCAGGCCGTAGATGATCCCGAACTGTGTGTCGTCCTGGATCACGCCGTCGAGCAGCTTGGTAACGAAGGTCCTCACCTCATAGCAGATGCCGGCGCGGTTGCTGCCGGCGGTGGTGATCACCCACAGCAGCGAGTTGTCACGTTTACCCATGCCGGTTTCGACGACGTCGTAGACCGTGCGCGTCTTGTGGGCATGCAGTTCGTCGATGCAGCCGAAGTGGATGTTGAGTCCATCCAGCGTCGATCCCTCGGCTGACAACGCTTCGAACTTGGAGCCGCTGGCCAGCACGTGCATGTTGTGGGCGCCAACGTTTACCGAGAAGCGGTTGCGGAACCCGGGGCTGCGTCGCGCCATGGTCTGTGCGTCGCCGAACACGATGCGCGCCTGGTCGCGCGTGGTGGCCAGGCTGTACACCTCGGCGCCGCCCTCGCCATCGGCGGTGAGCAT